TTCTCAATCCCGCCAAACAAGTCGATCATCTTTTGAGCGGCATCTGCGCCAGCCAACGATGCTTCGTATAGGGTAAACCCTAGAATATCAAATGTATTGTTTACAACCGTCAACGTACCGCTTAAACGAGTAAGAATCTGAGATGCCGACTCTGAGCCACGCTTGAAATTCCACAACTCAGGCGTAAGCGTCTCAGCCAATGCGTCAGCAAAGTACCCAAATTCTTCCTGCACCCGTTGATTGATTTCTTCCTCGCTTAAGCCCTTAAAGTCAAGGATAAAGCTACGGTTAAAGCCAGCAAGGTTTTCAGCAGATAATCCAAGCGTTTCAGCCATCGAAACAACAGACTGACCGACATTGACCGCAGTCTGTGACAAACGATCTAATACGTCGCCCTCAAGCGCCTCGTAGGATGTGCGAACCTTGTCGCTTCTGAACCAGCCGCCCTTTTGTTTGGTGATCGTAAATTGACGAGCAATAGTACCCTCTAGCGTCATATCGCCTTGGATACCTGATGCTTCTGTTGTCGTTGCGCCCATGCCAAAAGCACGGTTGACTATGCCGCCGATTGTGCCGCCGATGGCTGCGCCTAATGGCCCAAACATTGCACCAATTGCAGTCCCAATTCCAGTAGCCGCCCAAGATGACCCGCCTACCGAGAATTGCCCGGATATCATATTGCCGATGCCAAGCCCTGCTCCGATACCGCCAAGATAAGATGCCGCCGTACCAAGTGCGCTAGAAGCATTTAACATGGCAGCGCCAGCATCCGTGAATCCAGCCGAAATAAGCTGGAAACCACCCTCAACAGCAAGCTCCGTGACGCTTGCGCCAATCGCCGCAAAGCCACCAGTTACCATATCGACAGCGCCTTTAACTGTCGATACAAGCCCAGCAAGACCCGTTGCCTGAGACATCGCACCCATGTCACCAGCCTCGCCAGCTAAAGCCGCCCCTGCCGAGCCAACGCCCATCGCACCCAAAACACCGCTAATGATCGGCTGAAGAATTGGACGCAGAACCAACGTGCGGAACATCTTGATCAGGAATTCTTTGGCGTTTACACCACCTTCTACAAGCGCATCTGTGAGCGATTGACCGATCTGGTTGTTGATTTCTTCTGCTTGACGAGCAAATTCCTTTTCTGCCTCGATTCTGTCCTCTAAGCGCTTCTTGTCAGCCTCCTGCTCGGCGATAGTTGCCTCGACGCTTGTGCGCTGCGCCTGTGCCTCACGATAAGCTGCGGCAAGCTGATGCCACAATTCGGTATTTCCTTTAATGCCTTCAGCTTCCATCTGGTTAAGAAAGAGGAAATACTCTCTCTCCCGATTGGACATCGTCATCATGTCCGTTTCATCGGTATAGGCACGGATTAGCTTGCGCACTTTGTCTTCCGCATCCTCGGCAGAGCCGCCAAGATTGGAGAGGCCATCTGCGTTTTGATCGGCTGCACTACTGCTCTCAATCAAACTATTCTTAAGAGTTTCAAGCAACTCTTGAAACGCTTGGGTTTTCTTGTTGATCGTTCCAAGCTCTGTCGAAAGCTGACCGCCAGAGAAAGAATATGCCTCTGGATCGCTTAACTGCTCGTTTAGCAGGGCTTGCGCCGCCGCCGTTTCGATAGCTTGCACCTCAAGTTTCTGCAACTCTGAGGCAATGTCAACGATCTTTTGTTCGACCTGAATGCGGGTCATTGTCCGCAATTCAGCGTTCGTGATGCCTAGCTTTTCAGCCAAGCCTTCAGCAGTTGTTTCTGCCCTGTACGCTTGCTCAGAAAAATAAGCCAATCCTCCAGCGACCGTGGCGATTACGCCAACAGAACCACCAAGCAATGCGGCAATGCCTTTTAAACCGCTTAGAGCAACAGTAAAACCACCGACAGCGGCTGTTCCTGCCGTGAGCGATGCCGTAAGCCCGACTAATCCAGCCGTCATCCCGGCAATTGAGGCGATGAGTTTCCCGGCAATAGCAATGCCTAGAAGTTTAAGCGCCTCAATCAGATATTCAATCCCACGCTGTACCGCACCGCTAGTAAATGCCGATAAAAGAGTATCTGCCAATGCTTGTAAGGTAGGAATCAGAGCAATAGCCGCTTGGTTAGCCAAGCCCTCCATCGCCGCTGTCACCGTATCTAACGTGTCATTAAATACTTCAAACTGCTTGCCGACCTCGGTAGTGACTACCATACCAAGCTGTTCAGAAAGCCTCAAGTAATTCTGAAGCCCTTCTGAACCTTGATTCAGGATGGGAATTAGCTTTGCGCCTGATCTGCCAAATAGCTCATTCGCCAAGGCTGATTTTTGCAATCCATCTGGCATCCGCTGAAAAATGTCCGCAACCTCAGACAATGCGCCAAAGGTGTCTTTGCTTTGAATGCCTAGCTTTTTGTATGCGTCAGACTGCTTGCTAATCCCGGCAGACAGGCGAACCATCGCCATTTCCATCTCAGCCGATGATGCGCCACCCTGACGGAATGCCAACTGCAAACCAGCCACTTGCTCTGTAGCCACACCGATTTGCTGTGCGGTTTTGACCATCTGATCGCCAACATTAATCGCCTGACGAACAAAACCAGCCAATTGCGCCGCACCTAATCCAAGGCCAAGCGCACCCAAAGCACGCATGGCAAATTGGGCGCTTTGTTGAATCTTTTTCATAGCACCTTCAACGGTGCTTCTAGCCCTTGCCATATCTTTTTCAAGTCTGGCCATATTGGCGGCTAGTTCGATTACTAGATTGGCTACTGGTTTCATTGTTTGCGACCCGCCAAGATGAATGACTTAAATGCGTTTGATACTTTCTTTTGCACAACGTCCCTGTCAAATTCTTGGACTAAAGAGCCGTGCGGTGGTGGTTCGTTTGCGTTTTCGCCCTTATGTAAATATGCCGCATAACCCTGCGACATTTGGCGTAAAGCAGTAAATTCCCACGGTTCTAATTCTACCGCAGAAAGGGTACACCACGCATATATTTCAGACGCAGATAGCGGGACAGCACCATTAATACCTGAACTAACCAAGCCAATATCCTGCCAATATCCGACAAGATAATCCGCATCAATCTCAGGCATTAATGGCGTGCCGCCATTGCTAATAATCTTTTCAGCCCGTGTGGGCTGTTTTTCTTTGCTTGGCTTGTCGCTTTTAGGGCTGGAATGAAACCACCCTAATTGCTTTGCGTATAGGGTCAGGTCTTGGATGACCCCTGCGTAAAATTTGACCAATCACCGATGGCTTTTTGTACTTGTTCGGCAATAAAACCAATGGCTGAATCGAGATAAGCGTGCTTGAACATCTCGTAGCCCGTCAAATCTTTATAGGAAAAGTTATTAAACGACACCGTGCAAGATGCTAGAAAATCAGCGTCAAGCTCACGTTGCTCGTCATCTTTCATCTTTTTGCCGCCCTTGCGAACGTACTCAAGAATGGCACGATTGCGAACGCCAGAGGCTTTCTGGTACTGTTTTGAGCCGGGGCCATAGACCGTTACGCTCAATACTTCGCCTTTGTCGTTGACAAGTGGCTCACCGTTCGGGTCTTCGAGGTCGATAGTAGACGTTGCTGAGACAGCAAGTTTGCTAATGTCAAACATGGTAACTTCCCTTTCGCTGGATGATAAATTATCCGAGCTGAAAGCGGCATCCTCCAGCGATGGAAGATGACCGCTATCAGTCGGAACTGGTTTTCGGCGCATTACGCCAAGTCTTCAACAATATCAACGCCGCCTGAAGTTGATGTCAATTCAAGGCTAGCTGTTGCGGTGGTGATGCTATCAACACCAGCCACGTTGACCTTCCAAGACATCACTTTGGCTTGGAAATAGTACTTGTCACCGTTTTGAGTTGTAACCATAAAGCTGTAGTTGTCATCCGACAACGATGCCGTTTTCATCAAAATCTGACCAGCATCGTCCGTGTCCAGACCCAACGAAAGCGCCATTGTGCCAGCATTAAAACTGCCCTTGAATTTTTGCGTGCCACGGCTACCAACAGGCATATGAGTGACTAGCGCATATTCACGCCCAAATTCACCCAAATCGGTGATCTCGCCAACCACGGCGGGGCCGGGCGAAGCGGTGAATACAGCGTTATAGCCAGAAGCGTCAAACGTAGCTGGCGCTGAAGCCGAGATTGTCAGGGTAGTACCCGCTGAAGTATAAACAGTCATGATGACCTCCAAAAAACCTGCCGTAGCAGATAATAATTATTCATAATACCGCAAGATATAATCGGCTGGCTGTGTCCAAATGCCCGAATCAATATCTCTTGTCATTTCCCGTATTGTATCGAATCTACAACTAATTACCAACTTTCCTGCTACGGTTTGTTGATGGGCGAAATCTAAAACACTACGAACCGCCGCATGGATTGATTTTACATCAGGAATGGTTAATGCGAGTGGATTGATTTGTATTCTTGCAAATGCCTTTTGTGCGCCGACTTGGTACGCCACGTTTGGTTCAGGCACGCCATCAATGATGTTATATACCAAGGCTGGCATTGCTGTGTTTTGAGGCAATTGCCCAAGCGCACGCCGACTGCCGACAAGATTAGTCACGGCTGTCTTATTTAGCATATTCGCAATAATCAATTCAGCGTTCATATACCCGCCTTTTTCATCTCTTTGGGGATGCGTTTTTGCATATATTGCACCACCTGATTAATAGCAGTATCGTAATTTTCGTCAACAGCAGGGCGCATAAAAGGTTTTGGCTTAATACCCGGGTGCATAACGGCTTCTCTCAATAAGCCGCCTAAAAATAAACTTCCAGCAACTTTTGGCGTTATTTCATAGGCTTTGCCAACCGTCCTGCCGCTACCTGTGTAATATGTCGCAGTGCCGTACTCAACCCAATGAGCATAATATGCTTTTGTATTGCCAGCCATTACATAAGATCGAACCCATCCAAACTTTTCGCTTTTGCGCTTGAACCTAATTCTGACAGACTTTTCTAATTCGCCTGTGTCAACAGAACCGTTTTGTCTTAGGTTTGACTTTGCGGCATCAGCAAACACTTTTTGTCCAACTCGTAATGCGCCACGCAAAACATTCTTTTCGATGTTTGCTGGTAATTGCTTGAGCATTGCATCAAGCTCTTTTAATCCCGAAACGGTTGTGGTTGCCATTATTGCCCCACCTCGCTACCTTCGGTGCAGTCAAAAATAATGTATCTGCGTGCCTCGTCCATATCTCTGGCGGCATTGATATTGAATATACGCTCACCCGCTGGTGTAACGTATTTGATGCGCCAAGCGTCTACTGTCTTGGGCGGCAAAAAACGAACATCGTACCGAATCGCTACGGTATGAGTTAAATCAGATTCGACAGCCATAGAGCGCAGTTTTTCACGCCCGCTAATTGGCTTAATGTTCGCCCAAATGGTGGCAACGTCCGACCATGAGTTGATCTGCTGACCATAGTCATCCAAAGTCGCTGAACGGCTTTGTAGCGTGATTCGTTTGTCGAATTTGCCAATATCCATTACAGCCCCATGTTAATGCGGTGCGGCGTTAGCAGATACGTTGCTGACTGTGGACGCTCATACGATTGGACGCTAGAAACCGATTCCCGATTCTCGTATAAGTTCCCAAGCATTAAAAGAATCGCCGCTTTAACGCCCGCTGGTGTCGGGTAATCATTCGGGCTTTGCCCATCCGTGTAGCCAGCCGTGAAGGTAACCGTTGTGTCGAAACTCGGCGCATTACGCCTAAAGACAAGCCGTGCGGGTCTTTGGAAGTTATCCACAAAGTAATCTGCCGGATCAACCGTTTGTACCACGCCATTGTTGTCTTCATAGGTCACACTCGCCACGCTCGTAACCGGATAGGTCTGCAAGTTAATCTGCTCGTTTTTAACCTCGCTTTTGACCTGATAAGTCGCTTGAGCAATCGTCACGCCTGTATATTGCTCGGCGTTTTCCCGTGCGGCTGTGATTAGGGTTTGTACCAAGGTATCATCAGGATGGCTCGGTGGCGATCCAGATGTATCCAAG